AACAGGATTAGCAATAACTGAGGGTAGTAGCAATATTACATATCCAAGAACATCAGATCCATATTATACTGGATCTAGAATTAGTTCTGTATTAACCACAAAACGTTTTGTAATTCAAGTGGGTGCAGGTAATACCGCACTTCAGTATACCTCTGGTGGTACTGCTCAGTTAATCAAATTACCTACTAATTTCCCTGTTGATAGCACACCAGTTACTCGTGTTATAGATACGACCACTTTTGCCTTTGACGCTGGAATATCCACACAAGTTAATCTTTATAATAGAGGTGGTGTTGTTAGAAGACCTCTTAAAGTTATTGTTGACGATCCATTACCTTATGCAGGTATTGCCTTAACTTACTCTGATTCTAGTCCTGCTGGAGTTGGAACTGGTGGTATAATTGATGTTGTTGTTGGTCAAGGTTCTAGTGTTATTAGCTTTACTATTACCAACACAGGAAGTGGTTATGGTAATGATGAAATACTAACTCTACCTATTGGAGGTCCTACTGGTATTCCTACTGATCCTACTAAGACTTATAAGGAATTCCAACTTACTCTTGATCCTTGTTTCTATGATGAATTTACTGGTTGGTCTCTTGGAGAATTACAAGTTGTAGATAATGTTGAGAAATTTATTACTGGATCTAGACTTGATTTCCCACTAACTCTTAATAATGAAACTCTAACAATTAGAGGTGAGAAAGGATCTAAGATTATTGAACAAGATCTTCTATTAGTATTTGTGAATGATGTTCCTCAAGCACCTGGTAAAGGATATACCTTCCCAGGTGGTAGTAATATTACATTTACAGAAGCACCTAAGATTGGTGATAGTATACAAATTCTATTCTATAAAGGAACTGGATCCCAAGACGTTGTTGATAGACAAGTTTTAGAGACTGTCAAACCTGGTGATGATTTGCAAATCAAGCATTTAGCAAGTCAAGATTTCTGGTTAACAGAAAAAGTTAGAGTTCCTCTTAGTGTTGATTCTACTGATCGTGTATCTACACCACCATATTACGGACCAGGAAATGTTGCTGATCCTAATCTAGAAAGACCAATTGCTTGGTGTAGGCAAATGGAGGATAAGATTATTAATGAAAAGGGTGTAGGTAAAGATAGAGAAATCTATGAACCTGTTATCAATCCATATTCACCAATAATCAAATCTGTAGGTATAGGATCCACAGTCGTTTATGTTGAAAATGTAAGACCTTACTTTGATCCTTATGATGAGGTTGATGATGATTCTCCTACAGCAGCAGATTTTGCTTTCCAGAAGAAAGTTAAATTTATTTCACAAGAGATAAGGTCTGGTGCTGCTGGAACTGCTATTGTATCTGGTCTTGGAACTATTAGTTCTGTGGCAATTTCTACTGGTGGTATTGGATATAGCACAGCTGTTGTAAGTTTCGCATCTACATCTATAGGTGACAATACAGTTGGTGTAGTGACAACATCTACTAGAGCATTTGGAACACCTGTAATTTCTGCTGCAGGAACTATTACTGGTATTGCACTTACTGCAGTTGGATCAGGTTATACTTCATCCAATCCACCATCTGTTCTAATTAGTCCACCTGTATATGATTTTGCTGAAGAGGAAAATACAGTTGGCACTTACTCAGGTGATTCTGGAATAATTGTTGGATTTGGCACTACAACTGTTGGAGTTGCCACAGGATATCAATTAATATTTGACTTACATATTCCTCTTGATTCACAATTGAGAAAGTCCAGTGTCACTGGAACTGCAGTTACTATTAGTGGAATATCCACTGGTGATTACTTTGTGGTAAATGATTCTAATGTTGGATCATCTAGCACCTCTATAGGTTCACTGGCTGCTGATGGTGCTGTCATCGGAATTGGAACACAGTTTGTTAATAATGTTTATGAGGTAAATACATTTGAAATAGTTCAATCTCCTACAGGAGTTGCTTCTGATGGAGTAGGAATAGGAACTACTCATATGAGTAGGGTATTTGTTAAAATTGCTGAACATCTTGATTGGGATGGACAGTGGCCTAGTTTTAGTGGTGTTGGTATTCAAACTGGAAATTACTTTGGATCTTATAGTTGGGGTAAAATTCTTTTACCTTCAAGATCTGAAGAAAATGCATATACTGCATATACATTAGGTGGAACGGGTGGTATCTCAACATCTCCTATAGTAAGAAGATCTAGGTCTCTTAAACATAAACAATACAAAGTATAATAAATAAACAAAAAACCTCTGTCAAATGGCTGCAATTATAACTGACCAGATTAGATTGCTGAACGCAAGTAACTTTGTTGCTGGTGTAACTTCAACTACTACTGCATATTATTCTTTTATTGGTCTACCAAATCCGACTGATATTGATTCTGATTGGAATAATGATCCCCCTGCTCCGAAAGACAATTTTTCGGAAGAAAATGACTATTGGGATGATATGGTAGCTTTGAAAAAAGTTGCGGCTGGAGATTGTAGGCAAGTTGTTAAGAAAAGAACATGGTCATCTGGTACAACATATGACATGTATAGAGGTGATTATAGTAGATCTAATACTGCTCCTGTATCTGGTGCTACGAATTTATATGCAAGTACTTTTTATGTTATAAACAGTGATTTTAGAGTTTATATTTGTCTTCAAAATGGAACTGATCCAGATAACCCAAATGGAAGACCTTCATTAGATGAACCCACATTTACGGATTTAGAACCAAGAAATGCTGGAAGTAGTGGTGATAATTATATTTGGAAATATCTTTATACAATTAAACCTGCTGATATTATTAAATTTGATTCTACTGACTTTATGCCAGTTCCTTTGGATTGGGAAACCAATGTAGATGATGCAGCAGTTAGAGATAATGCTGTAGATGGATCCATTAAAATAGTTACTATTACAAATCGTGGTGAAACCATAGGACCTTCAGGTGGTACTGAGTATACTAAAGTTCCTATTAAAGGAGATGGTTCAGGTGCAGAATGCACAATTACTACAACCAATGACCAGCAGGTTGATACTATAACTGTTACTAAACAGGGATCTGGTTATACATATGGAAGTATAGCATTAGAAGATGGTGGAGTTCCAACAGGAACTAAGATTCCTACTTTTGATGTTATCATTCCACCTCAAGGTGGTCATGGTGCAGACATTTATAGAGAATTAGGAGCAATGAATGTTCTTATATATTCTCGAATTGAAAATGATAATGAAAACCCAGACTTTATCACTGGTAACCAAATTGCACGAGTTGGACTAGTAGAAAACCCACAAAAATTTGATTCCACTGCTTTATTAACAGCAGATAAAGCAAGTGCTTTAAATGCTTTAAGATTAACTGGTTCTGGTTATAGTTCTGCTTCATTTGCAGCAGATAGTTATTTCACTCAAACAATTGCTGCTGGATCAACTGCTCAAGGACGTGTTGTTAACTATGATGCAACCACAGGTGTTTTAAAGTATTGGCAGGATAGAACTTTAGCTGGTTTCAATACTGTTGGAACAGCACAAACTAATCCTACATTTGGGTATAATTTAAATAAATTTACTTCTTCACCTGGAACAGGAGGAAATTTGGAAATTGTTCCTACTGCTGGATCAACCTTACAAATTGATAGTGCATTTACAGGTATATCTACCGTAATAAATAATATCACATATTATCTTGGTCAGAATTTTACGGATGGTCTTTCCAATCCCGAAGTTAAACGACATAGTGGCAACATTATTTTCGTGGATAATAGACCAGCCATAACTAGGTCAGTTAACCAAAAAGAAGATATTAAAATAGTATTGCAGTTCTAAAAAATCATGCCTCAGAATACAAATTTAAATGTAGCACCATATTTTGATGACTATGATCCGTCTGATGATTTTTATCGGGTTCTGTTTAAACCAGGATTCCCTGTTCAGGCAAGGGAATTAACAACGCTGCAATCTATATTACAAAACCAGATTGAAAAATTTGGAAAGCACTTTTTTAAAGAAGGTGCTAAAGTAATTCCAGGAAATACAGGATATAATAGAATTTTCTATGGTATACAGATAAACAATAATTATCAAGGTGTTCCTGTGTCAGCATATGCTGAACAATTAATAGGAACAAAAATTACAGGACAGAGATCTGGTGTAACTGCTGTTGTAGATAGTATCTTATTACCTGAAGATTCTGATAGAGGTCAACTTACTCTTTATATAAATTATTTAACTTCAAGTACAACAAATAATTCAACTCAAACATTTTTTGATGGAGAAGAGTTAACTTCTAATACTATCATTAGTTCTGGTTTATTAGGTAATACAACTATTGCCACAGGAGCTCCTTTTGCTATTACTGTAGCCGACAATGCTGCTGTGACAGGATCTTCTTTCCAAATTCAAGAGGGTGTATATTTTGTTCATGGACAATTCTGTAATGTAAGTAGAGAAACTCTTCTTCTTGATCAATATGGAACTAAACCTAATTGTAGAGTAGGATTATTTGTAAATGAAGAAATAATTACTGCAGATATAGATGAAAGTTTAAATGACAATTCTCAGGGTTTTAATAATTATGCTGCGCCAGGTGCTGATAGATTAAAGATATCCCTAAGTTTATTTAAAAAATCTTTAGATGATTTTGATGATACTAGTTTTATTGAATTAGGAACTCTAACTGATGGTGTGTTGAGAGCAGGTAATACTGGTAGGAATGGTAAAGGAAGTGGTGGATTAATAATTGCAGGTGGTGGAGGAGCAGGATCATTAGATTTAACAGATACTCTTGCCAGAAGAACTTTTGATGAGAGTGGTAATTATGATATCAAACCTTTTGATGTCACTTTGATGAATTCTTTAGATAATAATATTGGAAATAGAGGAGTTTTTAAAGCAGGTCAATTTACTCCTAGTGGTGGAACACCATCCGATGATCTAGCATTATATAAGATTTCACCAGGAAAAGCATATGTAAAAGGATATGAAATCGAGACGATGGATCCTACTTACATTGATTGTCCAAAACCAAGAGATACTAAACTAATAGAAAATAAAGCAATAATTTATAATACAGGTCCAACTTTTAGGTTGAATAGTGTCTATAGAACTCCTACTGTAGGAATTGGTAGCACCTACGTTTTAAGTTTAAGAGATCAAAGAAAAGGAGCTAATTCTGAAAATGCTCCAGGACAAGAAATTGGATATGCTAGAGTATATGACTTTAGATTAGAATCTCAATCATATAATAGCGATAATTCTAATCTAGATGAATGGGAATTGTCTTTATATGATGTCCAGACATTTACACAAATAGAATTAAATAATCCAATTACACAATCTGTTCCTGCGTTTATCAAAGGAAAAAGAAGTGGTGCGACTGGATTTTTACAAGGTTCTGTCAGTGCAGGTATAGGTCTAACTGTATACGAAGTAAGTGGTAATTTTATTAGAAATGAGCAGATTATTATTAATGGTATTAATAATGGAAGAATTGCTGTAGGTATTACTGAATTTTCTGTATCTGATGTAAAATCTGTTTATGGAACTGATGATAATTTAGTTGGTATTAATACGTTTAGTGCTGATGTTGTTCCATCAGTGTTATTTAACGTTGGAGTAGCAACAGTTGGTGTTCAAACATTTAATGGCAAATCTGTCATACAGAGCACTAACGAAAATTTTCCAGGAATTACTACTGTTGGTAACCTTGTTCAGTATACTGATTTAAACGTATCGCAAGATCCAGTAAGAGCTAGAGTGGTTAGTGTTGGATCATCTCATTTGGAAGTTGTTGGAGTTACAACTGTAACTGATATATGTGATGGAACTCTACCACAGACTAGTGTTAAGAGTGTAAATGATTTAAGAATATTGACTAGTGTGTTAGATTCTTCATCTGATAATACTCTATATACACCTCTTCCTAAGAAAAATATTTCTAATGTTGACTTAACCTCTGCTTCTATTATTATAAGAAAGACATTTAATGTTAGTATTAGCAATGGTCAATTAAATACACCATTACCAAGTATTGCATCAGATGAAACTTTCCAACCATTTACACCTAAGAGATATTCTTTGATAGGTTCTGATGGAAATACATATGATTTAACTGAGGATCAATTTGATTTCAGTACTAATCAACAAGTTCAAATTCGTGGATTAGCTGCTGGAAATAATGATGCAACTCTTGTTGCTACAATTAAAAAATTAAAACCAAAAGCAAAACAGAAGATTAATAATAGAGTTAAGTCTATAGTTATTAATTATTCTAAGCAGAGAGGTGCAGGTGTTGGTGCAACAACCTTAAATGATGGTTTAACTTATGGTGATTATCCATATGGAACTAGAGTTCAGGATGAAACTATATCTTTAAATAATCCTGATGTTGTATTAATTCATGGTATTTTTGAATCTGCAGATAGTGCTGATCCTTCTTGCCCTAAATCAACTCTTTCTTCCATAGTTACCCAATCAACAACAACCAATGAATTAGTAATTGGTGAGCAAATGGTTGGTCAAGATAGTGAAGCTGTTGCTATTGTGGCAGAGAAATTATCCGATTCTCAAATTGCTTTCCTTTATAAGAATGAAAATTTATTTAAAGAAGGAGAAACAGTAACTTTCCAAGAATCTAATGCACAGGCAGTTGTTTCAACTTTAGATTCACCTAGTTTTGCTATTGGATCAAATTACACATTCTCTAGTGGTGGAGAATCAACTTTCTATGATTATGGAATAGTTAAGAGAAAATCTAATGCTGATGCACCATCTAAGAAGATAAAGATATATTTCCAAAGTGGTTCATATGATTCTGGTGATAATGGTGATATAACAACTGTTGATTCATATGATCAGTTTACATATGGAGTTGATATTCCACGAGTTGATACACATAGTTGCACTGATATTATTGATATAAGACCTAGAGTTGTGCCAATTTCTTCAGTTGCTGAAGGTGATCGATCACCTCTAGAATTTCTTGGAAGAAGTTTTACAGGATCTGGAGACTCTGCTCCTAATATTCTAGCATCGGATGAATCTATTGTAATTGATTTCTCATTCTTCCTCCCAAGACTTGATAGAATATTCTTGAATAAGGAGGGAAGATTCCAAGTAAAATATGGAGATCCTGCAGAAGATCCTAAAAAACCTGTTCCTGTAGATGATGCTATAGAAATAGCTTCTGTTGGTCTTCCAGCATTCCTTTATACCACTAAAGATGCTGCACTACAATTCTTAAATCATCGTAGATATACGATGACTGATATTAAGAAACTTGATACTAGAATTAAAAATCTTGAATATTATACTACACTTTCTCTATTAGAAACAAATACAGCAAACTTCTTTGTTCCTGATCAAGATGGTGCTAATAGATTTAAGTCTGGATTCTTTGTTGACAACTTTACTGGGTTCCAACCACAAGAAAATAAACTTAAAATTAATAATAGTATAGACAGAAAACGTAAAGAGTTGCGTCCAAGACATTATACAAACTCAGTTGATTGTATATTTGGACCAGTTGTAGGTAATGATCCTACAGATGATCTACAATTCTCTACTATTGAAGGTATTAATGTTAGAAAACAAGAAGATGTTATAACATTAGATTATGGTGAAGTTGAATGGATCAAGCAAACTTTTGCAACAAGATCTGAAAGTGTTACTCCTTTCTTAATTAGTTTCTGGCAGGGAACTATGGAATTGAATCCTGCATCTGATACATGGATAGATACTGCAAGACTTGATGCTAAGATTATTCAAACTGAGGGTAATTATGCTGCCACGATGGATAATTTGGCAAGAAATGAAGGTGTTGATCCTCAGACTGGTATGGGTCCTGTCATATGGAATGCGTGGGAAAC